TTCAAAAGAAAACGGTCTTAAAGATGGTCTTTGAAATAACAACTCAAGGTTTGGATTAAGGATAACTCCCTGAGTTCTACCAAGTAATGAGTTGATATCAGATCCAATCGCTGACGCTGCTGCTCCACCAGCGATTGCACCTTTAACTGCCTGGTTATTATCAACAACCTGGTTTTTTAAATCTCCAAGGGCACCACCAAGTCCACCAGGGACCGCATCACTCCCGAGTGCTCCCAATGCGACTGCAGCACCTGCGATCTGTAGTGGATTCATTGAATCGCCACCCCAGTCACATGCATTAGCATCAGAAATTCCACCTGGGATTGGTAGAATGACTGAACCAATAGATGCTCTATCACTGTTTCTTTCTGAGAATCCAAACCCACTAACTTTTTTGGGTTCATACTTTAACATATCAAATTTAATGACATCTTGTGCCTCAGCCATGTCTACTGGATACCTAAGACCTGTTGGAAAGGAGTCTCTTGTTTTTGCGTCTGCTTTAATTGCACCAGATGGTCGAGAATTATCTCCAGTTTGAACTTCATTCAGGGCAGCATTACCAGATCCATTGGCAGATTTATCAATAGTTGAATCAGTTACACCATCAATATTATTATCTACTAATTCATCCTTTACACTATTAACAGAATTCTTAATTCCATTTCTCATTTGAGATTTAGGATTTCGTAAGTCTCTTCTCTCTTCAATTGATGCGTTAGATGAAATTTCATCTTTAGTAAGTTTTCCGTCTTTATCAACTTGAACAGTTTGAACTAAAACTTTATTGTTTCCTTTATTATCAGATCGATATGTTTCTCTTTTGACTGATCCATCCGCAAGGGTGGTTACATCAGTTACATAGAAAGAATCACCACCAGCAGTTCCTCTGTTGACTTTGAATTTTTCTGCTGTTTTCGATGCCATCAGATATGGTGGTTTTTATTTATTTAGCACCAATTTTCCATATTGTAATGAGAGTAAATCATCAAGTTCATCCTGTTGAACAATGTATACTTGAGTTCCTAATTCTCCCCAGGTATACTGTCGATATTCCTGGTGATGAAAGTTGATTCCACGAAATCCCCACTCAAATAAATCAGTCACTGCAACCAACGGGTGTTGATCGTATCTAATGTTGGGAGTCTTTGCAAAGTATTTGAAGGTGCAGATGTTTCCTTCCTCAGGTATGGGTGTTACAGTATCATTCAGTGCATACATGATCAATTCCATTCTGTCATCAACATTAGTCTCTGATTGAATGTCTTGTCTTACTGATTCGATACGGTTCATTTGATTCCGAGTTCGTCTTCTGTGATTACTTTGAATTGAATTCGCCTGTCCTCACAGAACTCAACTGCAGCTTTCCACTTTGCTTTGTTGACCTCCCAGGTCTTACACTCATACAGATATGATTTGGTCACTCTCTTTCTCTGCTTTGGTGGTTGAGTTTGTCTTTTCGGTTTCACCTCAACCACATATGTTTTGATTTGTCCTGTGCTTTCTTTGACCTTAATAATGAAATCAGGAAAATACTTATGAACCCTTTTGTCAAGTGGTGAAATGTATGGTATGAAAAATTCTTCACTACCCCACTCAAGAATGTTTTCGTTTAGATCGCAGTAGCGACAAAACTTGCGTTCCCAACTACTTCGACATATAATATTGTTAGGGTTGCCCTTATATTTCTTAGGAAATGATGGACTGTATTTACTCTTGATACTTTCTGCCATACATAATATATAAGGTCAAAAAGTATTTATAGATGGCAAACACCGCCAGAGAAAAAGAAGTAGTAAAAAGAGTCAACGTTGATACAGTGAAGGCTAATCTCATGAGACCTTCACTGACTGCTTACTTTGCTGTTCAAATCGCTGTCCCAACTAATAATGGAACAGAAACAAAAGTAGCAGCTAAACTAAGAGAAGTTCTTGATACTTCAAAACAAGAAAAACTTAATCTTCTCTGCACTGATGCATCATTACCTGGATCTCAGTTGACCACGATGGAGATCACAAATGATCGCACAGGTGTGACTGAGAAACATGCTTATCGTAGAATGTTTGATGATAGAGTTGATTTTACTTTCTACGTTGATGCCGATGATTATCTTCCCATCAGATTTTTTGAAACCTGGATGAAAGCAATTATGAATGAGGGTAGTGAAGCCACCAGTAAAGCATATCATTATAAACCAACATATCCTGATGAGTATACTGCTGATCAAGGATTGAAGATTTTGAAATTTGAGAGAGATTATAAACAGGTCTTGACTTATGAGTTTTTTAGATCTTTTCCTCTAAGTATTTCATCAATGCCAGTATCATATGGTGGTAATGATTTATTGAAGTGTACTGTTTCAATGTCATACATTAGATACATTCAAAGTGGTCCGACCAGTGTCGGTGGTTTCTTTGGGGACAATAAAGAAAGTCTCCTTAGTGAACCAAATAAAAATCCATTCTCTTTTGATCCAACAAGATTTGGATCACAGATAATCAATAATGGTATCAATGATCTATTTAATTCATTCTCCAATATTGGTTAATAAATAATCGTACTGAAATACATCTATAGGACATCATGCCTTTACCAAAGATTGCAACTCCAACATATGAGTTGGAACTACCTTCTAGTGGACAGACTGTTAAGTTTAGACCTTTCTTAGTAAAAGAAGAAAAAGTTCTTGTCCTTGCACTAGAGAGTGAAGATACAAAACAAATCACCAATGCGATCAAAGCAGTCATCAAAGGTTGCATTCAAACCAAAGGAATTAAAGTAGAGAGTCTTCCCACATTTGATATTGAGTTTTTATTCCTCAACATCAGAGGTAAGTCTGTTGGAGAAAAAATTGAAGTAAATATTATTTGTCCAGACGATGAAACCACAGAGGTTCCTGTCGAGATTGACTTGGATGAGATTCGTGTTCAAAGAAATGATGATCATACTAGACAGATTAAACTTAATGATACTCTTATGATGGAAATGAAGTATCCATCTCTTGATCAATTCATTAAAAATAATTTTGACTTTGAAGACAAGAATGTAATGGATCAATCGTTTGATCTGATTGCATCTTGTGTGGATAAAATTTATTCTGAGGAAGAGGTATGGGCAGCTGATGACTGTACAAAGAAAGAGATTAAAGATTTCCTTGAGCAGATGAATTCATCTCAGTTTAAAGAAATTGAAAAGTTCTTTGAGACCATGCCTAAACTGTCTCATAAAATTAAGGTGACAAATCCGAATACAAAAGTTGAAAGTGAAGTTGTTCTTGAGGGGTTAGCAAGTTTTTTCGCATAGCCCTGATACACATGAGCACGCTTAGTTATTATAAGCTTAACTTTGCGTTGATGCAGTACCATAAATATTCATTAACTGAGATTGAAAACATGATGCCTTGGGAGCGAGACATCTATGTTGCATTATTGGAACAACATCTTGAAGAAGAAAAACTAAAGCATCAGCAAGCGAATGGCATCTAGGGCGACTACCGATCCAATAGAAATACTCTTAGAGATGGGTGTAGACCTAGATAATCTCTCCGAAGAGGAGGATTATCTTAGTGCCTTGATGGAGGCAGTCAATACATTAACAATTAAAGATGCAAGTGATCCTCGCATTGGATCCTTAGCGGACGAAATAAGAAAGGTAAGGCAAAAAAGAAAAGCAGCAGACCCTAAGTTTAAAACAAAGAAGACTAAAATATCAGCAGACTCCTTTAAAAAACAATCCCCAGTTGCTAGAGTCGGACAAAAGGCACTCCCAGGAACTGCTATGGGTGGTGCTCTTGCTACAATAAAATCCTCAGAAGGAGGGGCGCTGGTCAAACAACCAGGTGAGGAAGAAAAAGAACCGAATATTTTAGAGAAAATTTTAGCAGGCGTTACTTCAATTCTTGAGACTCTAAATGAGCAACGGGAAGCTAATAAAGATCGTGCGGATCAACAAAGAAGACTTCAGGAAAGAAAAGGTAGAAAAGCAAAAGAAGATAAACTTGAGAGTGGGATCTTCAAAGGAATAGCAAAGCAAGCAAAGAAGATTCTCAAACCTGTTGAGGGATTACTAAGTCGGATTCTTAAATTCATAGGAACAATCCTAATAGGAAAAGTTCTTCAGAAAATTGTTGATTGGATGAGTGATCCTGATAACCAAGGAAAACTTGATGCAATAGGTAACTTTTTAAAGAATACATGGCCTGCATTACTTGCAGCATACTTGTTATTTGGAAATAGTCTTGGTCGGTTTGCAGTAAAACTGATTAAAGTTGTTGGTGGATTTGTTATTAAACTTGCATCAAAGATAATACCTGCATTAATTGCCGGAGTAAAAAGACTTGGATTAGGGAAGAGTTTAGCACTTGCTGGACTTGCTGTTGGCGGGACAATGCTCGCAGGTCGTATGATGGATGGTGGTGCTGATGATAAAGATCCACCACCAGATAAAAAACCTGAACCAGACAAGGCAGCACCTGCACCAGCACCTGCACCAGCACCTGCACCTACAGCACCAGAACCTGCACCAGCTGAACCTCAGACGGGAGGTAAAACTCCATATCAAAAACTAATGGATGCGGGTTATACAATTC